CTTCTGGCCGGCTGGCCGGGGGGGGGGAGGGCCGGCGGCGAAGGGTCACGGTGACGGTACCCCCACGAACATTTTTTAATTTTTTGTTTTTTGATTTTTGATTTAACATCGCGCCATGCCGATCTACCAAAACGCCCTAGCGCAGCGTCCAGCCAACAGGCTGGCGTACCAAGACACCATGAGTGCGACCCCACGCAACCAGGTGCTTGGGTACTTGGCTGATTTGGCGGCTGCGTCTTACGCACCGCAGCGCACGCAGCAGATGCAAGGCATGGCGCAGTTCTTGTCACTGCCAGCGGTTTCACAGACACTGGACCGGCTGTCCTATGGCGAGCCACTGACCACTGGCAGAGGGATGACCACCCAGATCAGACCAGAGGCTATTGAGGCGGCAATGGCCGTAGCACCACTGGCGCAACCGGTGACGATGGCAACGCTGGAGGCGGCAAGGCAGGCACGCAGGGCAGCGATGGCTGGTGGCCGAATGGCTGGCGAGGAGTTGGCTGCACGCATGATGTCTGGGCAGTCAACGATACCTGGCGTGCCGGCTGCGTTTGCGCCATCGCCTGTGAATTTTGCTGTGCCGCCATCTGGCCGCAGTGGGTTTGGTGCATTTGACCCGAGGTATGACCCGAGGGTGTTGGAGCAAGAGCGTTTGCGTGGCATGACCCGCGACATTCAGTTGAATCCTGGTGCGGCAAATGCACCGGCTGTTTCATTGGCTGATTTTGAGGGCAGGCCGTTTATCACGAGCATGGCTGACAGGACGGCTGCTGGTGGTAAGTTGGTGGGCATCAATGATGTGCGGTTTAACAGGCCGGTGGAGTTGATGGGTGGGCAGGATTACATGTTCAACAATCCTGGTCAGGTGTGGGCCAGTGCGCAGGGTCCGGTCAAGCAGTTGATGGGGCAAGCTGCGGAGATCAAGCAGGCAACGGGGAAAGACCCGTTGTATATACCGTGGCGCATGGCACCGACTGGTGGTGATTTTGCTGCGATGACTGGCGAGACGATGTTGGCGTATGCTGACAGTGCGATGGGGAAGATTCAAAAGAGGAGTTTGGACAAGTCGATCAAGAAGATGATTCCTGATTGGTCTGGTGTGTCAGATCCGGCCAGTGTGCAGCAGTTCCGCGATGCGCCGGACAAGGTGCGCAAGTCCATCAAGCAGATGATGGATGTGAATTTCCGCGATACTGGTGGGTTGAACATTGGTGGCGCGAGGTTGGCCGTGTCAGATCCGGCGCAATTGGCTGCGCAAGAGGGTGGTGTGATGAACGTGGGTGAGATCTTTGCAAACAACCCGATGGTGTTGCAGTCTGGTCATCCGTCTTATCCCCGTGGGGTGCCTGGCCGTGGCTTGGGCACATTGGCTGAAGACAGGAACATTTTTGAGTTGATGCCTGAAGTGGTGCAGGCCAGGGGTATACCTGACCCCATGAATCCAAGGGCAACGGACATTCGTGCGTTGCAGATGAAGCCTTATTCTGGAGTCATCACCAACCAGTTGCTCAAGCGCCTGGGATACTGAACAGAAATTTGGGGTCAAATTTGCTGGCGAATTTTTCACCGTACCGAGCAGACAGAAATGCCCGCACCGATTCTTCGGTGACAACGCTGACGCCGGTGACAACGCAGCGAGCTTCATGCAGGCCAAGTGCGTCAAGCATTTGCTTTGGCATCTTGATCTCGGTGTTGACAATTGGAGATAGAATCATGCCTCCATTCTATCAAAACGCTAGATAAATGCAAACCACCATCTACAAGCCCGAAGACGAACAGGAGTTAATGGCAACGCTGTGGACACCGGCGATTGCCGATGACCCCGAAGCCTTTGTGCTGTTTGCATTCCCTTGGGGCCAAGAGAACACGCCACTGGCGAACTTCAAGGGGCCAAGGAAGTGGCAGAGGGAGGTGCTGCGTGAGATCACTGAGCACATCAAGCGCCAGCAGGGCCGCATAGACTTTGAGACATTGAGACATGCTGTGTCTTCTGGCCGTGGTATCGGCAAGTCTGCACTGGTGTCGTGGCTTACCATCTGGATGCTGTCCACCAGGATTGGCTCGACCACCATCATTTCGGCCAACTCAGAGTCTCAGCTTCGTGCGGTGACATGGGCCGAGATCACCAAGTGGTTGGCGATGAGCATCAACAGCCACTGGTTTGAGGTTGCAGCGACAAAGATCACCCCCGCCAACTGGCTCACTGAGCTGGTGGAAAAAGACCTGAAAAAAGGCACACGCTATTGGGCGGTGGAAGGTAGGTTGTGGTCAGCCGAAAACCCAGATGCCTATGCTGGAGTCCACAACTTTGATGGTGTGATGGTGATCTTCGACGAAGCATCCGGTATCGAGGACTCAATCTGGGCTGTTACGGCTGGATTCTTTACCGAAAACACACCTAATCGCTTGTGGCTGGCTTTTTCCAACCCACGGCGAAACACGGGGTATTTCTACGAAACCTTCCACTCAAAGCGAGACTTCTGGAACACCAAGGTGGTGGACGCCAGGACGGTGGAAGGCACAGACAAGGCTGTGTACCAGAACATCATTGACGAGTATGGCCCTGACTCAAGCCAGGCTCATGTGGAGGTTTACGGGCAGTTCCCCAATGCTGGCGATGACCAGTTCATTCCGTCAAACATTGTGGATGAGGCGATGGCGCGGTCCAAGTACAAGGACCAGACAGCGCCGATCATCATTGGAGTTGACCCTGCACGCTTTGGCGCTGACGCCACGGTGATCGCCATCCGGCAGGGCCGTGACATAGTGCGCATTGACCGCCACCGGGGAGATGACACCATGACGGTGGTGGGCCACATCATTGAGGCCATTGAGGAGTTCAAGCCTGCCCTGGTTGTCATTGACGAAGGAGGTCTTGGGGCTGGCATTGTTGACCGGCTGAAAGAGCAGCGGTACAAGATCAAGGGTGTCAACTTTGGCAACAAGAGTGCGAACCCCATCATGTATGGCAATAAACGTGCAGAGATGTGGGGCAAGATGAAGGACTGGCTGAGATCTGCCAGCATTCCAAAAGACAGGTTCTTGAAGACTGATCTGGTTTCGCCTATGATCAAGCCTGATTCAAGAGGTACGATTTTTCTGGAGAGCAAGAAGGACATGAAAGCCCGTGGTTTGGCGTCACCCGATGCTGCTGACGCCATTTGCGTGACTTTCGCGTTTCCTGTGGCTCACAGAGAGTACACTGAGCAACCACTCACTAGGCGCAACGCTCAAAACGGTGCTGCCACAAATTCATGGATGGGTTCGTGATGGCAACGAAAAAAAGTGTCTCCCTCTCTGTCGGTCGTGGCGAGAAGCTGCCTGCATCCAAGGGCGCGGGCTTGACAGCCAAGGGCCGCGAGAAGTACAACGCAGCCACAGGGTCAAACCTGAAGGCGCCAGCACCAAATCCAAAAACCAAAGCAGATCAAGGGCGCAAAGATTCATTTTGCGCGAGAATGGGTGCCGTTGCGGCTAACGCCAAAGACGGTGAACGCGCCAAGGCGGCGCTCAAACGATGGAAGTGCTGATCATGGCTACAAAACCCGGACTCTATGCAAACATCAACGCCAAGCGCGAGCGTATCGCGGCTGGCTCTGGCGAGAAGATGAACAAAGTGGGCAGCAAGGCAGCACCCACGGCCAAGGACTTCAAAGAGTCGGCCAAGACTGCCAAAAAGCCAGCAAAGGGGAAATGATGCCACTCGTCAAATCCAAGTCCCCAGAGGCATTTCGCAAGAACGTCAAGGCCGAAGTGTCTGCGGGTAAACCCGTAAAGCAAGCAGTTGCGATCGCCTATTCCGTCAAGCGCGCGGCAGCGGGCAGCGGTAACCCTGCCAAAAAACCAACGATGAAGACCAAAAAATGAGCCTCCAAGCCCTGCAAGACTGCCTAATCGTGCGTCCAGACATGGAAAAACACGAGTTGTTTATCCTCTTGAGGCAGAAACAAACTGGCACGGGTGTGGTAATCTCCGTTGGGCCTGAAGCCAAGGACGTGAAAGTCGGCGACAAAGTGCTATTT